GCAACTAACTCTGAAATACTAGAGTTTAAAAAAGCAGTAAGACTAATTAAAAAAGAAAATCCTATTTATAATGAAAAATAACGTACACAAAATAAACGGTTATATTTATGTTACTAGTGAGTAGGAACTTAAAAAGCAACTTACTGTCAGATCAATCAATTGAAGTGATTAAATTAGTTAATGAGTTAAATTAATCCTTACATTTGCACAATAACTTTTTTTGTTTTAATTTTGTTAATCTATTAACTAGAAAAAATGGCAAGACCAGATACATATAATTTTGATTTATGCGTTGAGATATGTGCAGAAGTGGCAAACGGTTTTAATATAAAAACTGTTCTAGCTTCAAAGCCTGAATATCCTACTTTTCAAACTTGGTGTAATTGGAAAAGAAAAAACGAAGAATTATTTGACCTGTATATAAAGTCAATTCAAGACAAAGCCGATTCAGTTGAAGAAGAATTAGAATTAATTTATGATGGATTAAAATTAGGAAATTATGATGCATCTGTTGCAAACGTTTTAATTCAGACCTTAAAATGGAAAGCGTCAAAATATTACCCTAAAATGTTTGGAGAGAAAATTGACCACACAACCAACGGAAAAGATTTACCGACATCACCTATTATCGGAATGAGAATTATAGATGAGCCAAAACCAGAAGAGTAAAGAAATAGTTTTAAACGTTAATGGTAATTCAAAGCAATTAGAATGCGTCAAGTATTGGATTGATAAAGAAACTATCGATATTGCTTATGGTGGTTCTAAAGGTTCAGGAAAATCTTTTTTAGGTTGTTCACTTCTTACCGCAGATGCTTTAATATATCCTGAAACACTTTATTTTGTTGCAAGAAAAACATTAACCGATTTAAGAAAATTTACAGTTCCATCTTTTCAAGAGGTGTTTTCTTTATATGGCATTGATTCTAGTTATTATAAATATAACGGACAAGACAACTATTTTCAATTTTACAATGGTTCAAAGATATTTTTAATAGATGCTAAATATTTACCATCAGACCCTAAATATATGCGATTTGGGTCGATGCAAATGACAAGGGGTTGGATTGAAGAGGCTGGAGAATTTGAAGAAGAATGTAAAAACAATTTACAGGCTTCAATAGGTCGTTGGAAAAATGATGTTTATAATTTAGCCCCAAAACTTTTACAAACTTGTAACCCTGCAAAAAATTATCTTTACCGAGATTATTACAAAGCGCAAAAAGAAAATAAATTACCAGCTTTTAGAAAGTTCATACAAGCATTGCCAAGTGATAATAAAATGTTGCCAAAAGATTATATTACTAATCTTTTAAAAATATTATCACCAAATGAAATTCAAAGGTTAGTACACGGGAATTGGGAATTTGACGATAATCCATACGCAATGTTTGATTACAATGACATTCTAAACATTTTTACTAATGAATTTATAAAACCAACACAAGAAAAATACATCACAGCCGATATTGCTTACGAGGGTTCAGATAAGTTTGTAATTGGTGTTTGGAACGGACTTGTTTTACAGAAAATAGTCGCTATTGATAAAATAGATGAAACATTAGTAGCAAAGAAAATACACGAAATAAGAATAGAAAATGAAGTTCCAATAAGCAATGTTATTTATGATGCTGATGGATTAAAAATGTTTGTTAGACAAAGTGCTGAAAGCGGTTATTTAGAAAATGCTAATCAATTTCATAATGGAGGAAAGCCTATAAAAATTGAGGGGCAACAAGAGAATTTTAGAAACCTAAAAACACAATGTTACCATTTATTAGCCGAAATGGTAAAGAAAAATAAAATCTTTATTCAATGTAAAGATTGGCGTAAACAAATCATTGAGGAGTTAGAGCAGATTTGTAAATTACCGTTAGCCGATGATGGAAAAATAAGAATTGAGAAAAAAGATGCAATCAAGGAACGTTTAGGACGTTCCCCTGACTTTGCAGATATGATTATGATGCGTATGTGGTTTGAACTGGAACAAAATAACTCATACGAAATAATTTGGTAAATAAAAATTTTATATATTTGCAAATAAAACACTTAATAAAATGATTTTCACAAAAGAAACCGTTTTAGACTTTATAAAAAAACAAACAGAAGTTAAACCTGAATGGATTGGTAAGGCGCGCCAACAACATGAAATACTTGAGGCTTTAATTACAGGCGATGACTTTCAAAAGTTACTAATTGAAAGAATTGAACATTTAGAAAGCGACAAAAGAGCAAAAGCACGTAAAAAATACGCTAAAGATATTCGAGATTTGTTTTACCGCGTGATGTCAAAAAGACAAAACGTTTTCGATGCTAATGGCGGAAGTGAGGACTTGTCAATTAAAAACGAAACGTTAAAAACAGAATTTGAAAATAAACTATCCAGCTTCAAAAGCAACAAATCGCTTTATAAATGGATGTCAGAAACTTATTTTAATTTAGCCGATACCGACCCAAACGGAATAATTTTAACAGAATACAATTCAGAAAAAGAAATATATCCTGTTTATAAATCAATTGAGGATATTTACAATTACGAAAGCAACGGACAGTTAGTAAAATGGATTATTTTCGAACCTGAAATTAAAGCAGGCATTGATTTAAAGTTATGGCGATTAATTGATTATAAAACAGATTGGCTAATATCACAAATCGGAGAAACATTTACAGTAGTAGAAGACAAAACATTTGAACATCCATTTAAACAAGTTCCAGTTATTATATTATCTGAAAAAGAAATATTAGGTACTGAATTACGTTTGTCAAATATTAACCCAGTTATTGAATTAGCTAAAGATTACGCAAGGGATAAGTCAACATTAACTATTTACAAATTCCAAAAAGGACACCCTTTGCACTGGCGTTATGTAACACAATGCAATACTTGTAAAGGAACTGCAAAAGTAGGCAACGGTGATTGCGGTTCGTGCGATGGAAAAGGATATTTAAGTAAAGGAGATGTTACCGATATGGTTACGTTACCAATTCCAAAAGAGGGGCAACCAACAATAGCTCCTAATATTGCTGGCTTTATAGCTCCAGATTTAGAAACATGGAAGCAGTACAAAGAGGATTTGAGAGATATGGAAAATATTATTTCGGATACTATTTGGGGAACTGATAAAACGCAACAGACTGACAAGATTAATGAAACGGCAACAGCTAAATTTATTGACACGCAACCAATAACTAATACGCTTAACAGTTACACAGATACAGCCGAGTACATTTACAATACTATTGCTAATTGGGTTCTAATTTTTGTAAATAGAACAGAAACAAAAGAAACGTACAAACGTACATTTGGTAGAAGATACATTATTGAAAGTCCTGATGTTTTGTTAGAAAAATACAATTTGGCAAAAAAAGAGGGAGATTCAAATACTATTTTAGATAAGATGTTAGAAGAAATTATCTTATCTAAATATAAAAACGACCCAAAAAATCAAAATATAATGTTGAAAAAGGCACGTTTAGAACCTTATATACATTTGACTATTGAACAAGTAAATACTATCTTTGGCAATTCAGAAGCGCAAAGAAAAGTATTGTTCCAAAAGTTTTGGCAACAATGCGATAAAGAAAAAGATTTTGATAAATTAGAAATTGATTTTAACGAATACGCAAAAACAAATATTAACCCTTTAAATATTAATTAAAATGATTAAAGTATGTAACCTAGTAAAATTACTAGAAAAAGACGAGAAAGGTCTTTACAAAAAAGACGGTCAACACAAAGTAGTTAGAGCAAACGCTAAAGTGTTAGCGGAATCAGTAACAGAAACAGAAAACAACTATGTAGATAGCGGAATGATATACATAGTTGATGAAGAAGCTACGAAAGCATGGCATAAAGCAAAAGAGGCTAAAGCTAATCCAGTTAAAGCTACAAAAGCAACTAAAGAAGAAAAAGCAACCGATAAAGAATAGACTATGCCAAAAATAAAAATAGGAAATAAAATATTTGAAATCACAAAAGAGGATTTTGAAAAAGACGAAATAGTTTTAGAGTTTACAGGAACTTTAAGAACAACAGAAGAAGAAGCAACTTTTGTAGAAAATCACAAAAAAGATGCTAGAAAAGAGGGACTACAAATAGCTTTAAGAACAAAAGCAGATGAATTAGGATTAAGCATCGATGGAAGCAAACGTAATCTTGATGATGTTTTAGAAGCCGTAAAAAAGAAAGCTATTGAAGAAGCTAAAATAGAACCTAACGAACAGGTTAAGAAACTTCAAGACCAATTAACAGCTAAAGAAAGCGCATTACAAAATGCTTTAAAAAACGTAACAGCAAAAGAAACTGAATTTAACAGTTTCAAAAACCAATCTGTAATCGACTCTACTATTGACGGGTTTATTCCCGATAACATCGCTTTATCAAAAGCAGATATTAAGTTGATTATTAAAAACAAAATGACCTTTGATGTTGAAAACGGTCAAGTAGTTGTTAAAGATGCACAAGGAAATATTGTTAAAAATCCAACTACTGCAGATGTAATGCCAGTTAAAGATGTTTTAGATAATTTCTTTAAAGATAATCAAACGTACTTAAAACCAGTTGATGGTGGTAGAGGCGAGGGCGATTCTAAAAACAAAGGAAACAAACAAAGTCTTGATGATTTCATTAAAGAACAACAAGACAAGGGTGTTAACACGGCTACGCCTGAATTTCAAGAAGAATTGAATAGTAGAATTAAAAACAATCTAGTTGATGTCGATTAGTAATTTCTTAAAACAAAGAAAGTTTAAAACGTTGCCAACGCTTAATATAGTTGTTGGCAAAGCTAAAACTTTAGATGATGCAAAGGAATACGAAAGACTTTTAAAAGATATTCCTCAAAGAACTGACTTTATTAATTTTGATAAAGATGGATTTGAGCTAAACGAAAACGAACCTATTTTTAAAGGTTGGAGTGTTTGTGAAGAGGCGTCTGGGGAAGTTGTAAAAGTAGCAACTAAAGGAGAATGTAAAATCTATTTTGATACTGCTGATGGTGTAATTGTTGTGAATGAAACCAACATGAGCGATAATGTTACTTATAATGATTTAGCGATATTTTTTGAAAGCAAATTGGAGTTGTTATGAAAAAACACACAGTACATTACAAAGACAAATTAGGTCGCAAAAACAAAGCGGATTTATTTGGTAACGATGAATTTGAAGTAAAAGAAAAGTTTAACACGCTTTATGCAGAATGTGTTATAATTAAAATAGTTTAACCAATCCTAACCACATTTTAACCGATGTGGTTATTTTTTTACTATTATTTGTATTTAATCTAAATAAATTTATTACTTTTGTCCTAACTTCACGCATCAGGCTCGATGCAAGCAATAAAAGAACAGGCTCGTTCAAATCACTAAAAAATATTATTAACCTTAATTTATCATAAAAATGGCAAATTACACTTTAGCGAACCTTGTTAAAGCACAGATTAAGATGCAAGGAGAGTTCGCAAGTAACGACCAACGTTACAGAGATCCAGCTGTTTTTAAATTGTTTTTAAATGGAGCAGAGCAATTCTTTCCAAGCTATAAAACACTTAAAACATCTGATACAAGAGCAGTAGAGGCAAACTACTTTAAAAGAACTGCGCAAGCATTGACAACAACTGGTAGAAGCCATAACCATACTGGTACTGGTGGAGATTCAGGGGTTTTAGCATTGTCTTGGACTACTTACTCTACAACTTTTTCGATGACTTTGAAACAAGCAGATACATCTGTTTATTCATGGCAAGAAGAGTTCACAAACGAAATCAGAAACAAAGTTATTGATTACGCAAATGGTTTAGATGCCGTTGCAGGAGCTTATTTGTTCAACAACAAAACAGGAGTTAACTCTGCATCTGTAAAAGGAACTTTTGACGCTACTAACGATGTTTACGAAATTCCAGTAGCAAATAAAGACGAAGTAGGAACTATTGCTAAAATCATGGCTGATGTAAATGCTTATCAAGGGCAAGCATTAGATGTGGTTTGTGATTCTTACTTATATTCTGAAATCTTGAAACTATCAAATCAAGGGGCAGGAAATGCTACAAACACTTCATTTCAGTTTTTGAATATGACTTTTGTACACGACCCATTAATGGGCGCAAGAGCAGTAGCGTTAGATGCAACTTATAACAAAGGTTTTGGCGTTGTTGTTCCAAGAGGTCATGTAGCTTGTTTAAACTGGATTCCTAAACAAAACAGAGAGGGTGGAGAAACAACAGTTGATATGAGAGGCGCATTGCTTAATCCAACAGATGGATTACAATATGCTGTACACTCATACGAAGAAAGAGCTGATGGAACAAGTGTTAACGGTCAAAAACAAGACGTAATCACTCAAACAGAAATCTCGATTGATTTATCGTTCAATCACGCTCCTGATTCAACAGCAACAAGAACACCTTTAATGGCTTTTGCAATAGTTTAATCGAATGATTGATATTATCAAAATACAAAATAGTTTAGTTGGATTGGTAGGTTATAGACAGCCTACTAATCCCGACTATGCTATTATTGATGATAACAATTTAATTAGTGAAAGCGGTTATTTTGTAACCGATAATCCGTATGCAAAAATAGAATTAATAAAGTCTAGTCAAGATTATTTAGATGTTTCAAATGTTCAATTCAATGACTTTTTAAGACAAATAAAGAAATCAAGCGCTTCAAATGTTTGTAATCAAGTTTTTTCTAGTGCCGATTATATTGATAGAAATGTGTTTTACAAAAACGCTTTCAATAAAATCAATGTAGAAACATTGGCAACTGGATTTTATGGTTTTAGAATAAGAGTTTCTGACGAAAAGAATGTAGCTTTTAAAGTTACACGTGTTTTATTAGATTTTCAAGGTACTGGAACAATTAAACTAGTTCTTTGGAATAACTCAAAACTAGAACCGTTACAAATAAAAGAAGTTGAAATAGTAAGCGACCATCAAGAAGAAATATTAGATTGGGTTGTAAACAATACCGATACTACTTATAAAGGGGAGTATTTTATGGGTGCTCTTTATGATTCAACTAGTGGATTAAAACCATATAAAAGAGATTGGAACGATGCAAATCTAATGAGTTACATAACTTATTTAGATATTGATAAGGTTTCTTTTAACGGTCATACATCCGAAAATCTTTTTGATATTTCTGCTTTACAAAACAATTCAGAAACGAACGGACTTAATTTTGACATTACTGTTTACGAGGATTTCACGGATTTGATTATAAACAATAAATCTCTTTTTGCTAGAGCTATTTATTTAGATACAGTTATTAGTTTTTTAACTCATTATACCACTTCAATTAGAAGCAATAGAAATGAGCAATTAGCAAAGGAAATGTATCAAAAGTTAGTAGTTGAAATCGAGGGAGCTAATGATGGTGTAATATCTGTAAAAGGATTGAAACCTCAGTTGATTTCAGAAATAGCAAGCATAAGAAAAGAGATTGAAAAATTGCAAGAGGGGTATTTTGGAATCGGTTACAACATAATTACAGAGGATTAAATGAACTACTTAAAACAAAATCCAGTCGGTTTAGATGCGTTTGTACAAAAGTTACAAGTTTTGTTACACACACAATTACTGTCTAAATGGAGTGAATTAAACGGTTACGGTAGATGTTACATTAATCAACATGACGGATTTAAAACAATTGAAGATTACTCAAAGAAAAATGAGTATTCAGGTAATTTAGTGTTTTCAGAGGGTAATAAATTCTTTTTTGCAACCGAAAAAGATTTAGAACGTACAGGAAATGGTTATTATAAAACTTCAATTGATTTGTTCTTTATTGTTAATGTAAATAAAATATATCCGAGTATTGCGCATAGAGCAGATGAAGAAATTAGAATAGACGTATTGAATGTTTTAGAAAATCAAGCGTTAGTAGAAGTAAAAAAACTAGTAATCGATATTGATAAAATATTTAATAAATTTGATTATAACAGGGTTGATAATATGCAACCTTATCACGTTTTCAAATTAGAATTAGATGTCGTAGAGTTCGACATAAATCAAAAAGACTGTATTAATTAAAAAACAATAAAAAAATGGTTAAAATAAATCAAAAAGACTGTTTAGTTTCAAGAAAAAATCTTGGATTACCTGACTGCATAATTAAAGAGGGCAGATTGACAGGTAAAATACTTGTTCCTAAAGGATGGAGTATCGATTTAGAAACTGACGTATTAGATAAAGCTTACATCGATGAGCAAATACAATTAGGAAACTTTATTCCTATTTTGGGAGCTGTTGAGGTAACAAATAACACTCCAGAAGCAACAACAGAGGAATTTCAAGGCGGTGTTGAATCAGTTGTAAGAAACGGAAAGCCTAAATTTACATTCAAGTATTTAAGAGGTGGATGGAAATTTGCAAATGCCTTATCGACTTATAATTCATTTCAAGCATACGACGTACTGTTTGCATTCTCTAGCAACGCTATTGCTGGAGCAACAAACGGTACTATCTTTAGTGCTTTTGACTTAGGAATGTTAAACGCTGGAACTTACATGTTCACAGATGGCGCAACATCATCAAGCGTAACTACAGTTATTCAGTTAATTAACGAGGAGCAGTTTACGCAAGATGTAGCTTTATTAGACGCTAGCGTTTTGGACTTTAAAGTTAACACTGACTTGTTTCCGATTACCGATATTGTAATGACTGGTAGAGCAGATGTATCAGATGCAAAAGTTTACTTCAAAGCTACTTTTGATATGAATCAAGCTACCGCATTAGGTGGAATTGCTATTGCTAATTTACGTTCTTATGTGAACGGTGTTGTTGATACAATTACTGCAGCATCATTAACGTATAATTCAACAACTGGCGAGTATTCATATACGCCAACTGCAACATTAACAACATCAACACCAGTAATAGTTGAGTTGTATGATGCTACAACTTCGGTTGCAACTGCTAAAATCGGTACAAGATTTTACAAAGGCAGAACAAAAAGTATTACACCAGTAGCATAATGTAAATTATTATTATTATATTTGCAACTAACAAGGATGAAAGGCAATCAATTAAATTTGGTTGCCTTTTTGATTTTAACTAATATTATTATGGAAATATTCGGAGTACATATTTTTACAAGTGATGCACAAGCATTTTTAGACTTTTCAGTTAACGAAAAAGTTGAATGGATTAAGAAATACACAAATCAAAAAGATGATGATTTGATTAACGAATTTTTATCAAACCTGCCACAATACAAAAATGGTAGTGAATGTTTAAATTGTAACAGTAAACAAGATGCCAACAATATCAATAGCGGAAATGATGCGGAGGGTAAAATCAATATCGAGCCTGGTAGCACAGAGGGAAATGGTAAACGAACTGTATCTAAAAGCAGAAGACGAAATAAAACAGCTTAAAGAACAGGATTTTTTACACGGAGATATATTTGGAAATGGCAAAACATACGATTATCAAAGCCAAAAATATTCACAATTCAAATCTAAAAAAAATCCAATTGCTGGAGGTAAAATAGATTTAATTGTTACAGGTCAATTTGTTGATGCAATGTATTTGTTAAAGCCAAAACAAAGTAAGTTGAAATTTGGCAACACAGATAAAAAAAGAAACATACTAAAAGAAATGTATGGCGATAATATTTTCGGTTTAAATCAAGTTGTATTTGATAAATACCAAAGAGAAGTAATATATCCAAGACACTTGAGAGTTATGAAAAAAATAATAAACGGAGCTTAATTATGTGCAAGTTTAACAGTATAGATACAATCGAAGCAAAAACATTTTTTGATATTCTACAAACTAGAAATTATCAACTATTAAAACCAAAACCACGTG